CTATGGGAGCAGATTCTCTAAACCCAGCAAGTGCTGTTGAGTTGATCGCCGGTAAAGCAGTTTCTGCTGCATCTGGTGCTGCAAACACAACCACTTTCGAGTAATTTACACTTTTATACGGGGGCTTCGGCTCCCCTTTTTTTCTTATGGCAACCACAACTATTGACATCGACACAGAACTGTCCGCAGTAAACAATATACTGGGGGCTATAGGTCAATCACCAATCACAACACTAGGCACTGTTAGTGTAACTAATGGTATATCAGCATACGATAACCCAGAAATATCATTTATATATAATCTACTCCGCGATGCCAACGTAGACACGCAGGCAGAGGGGTGGCACTTTAACACAGAAAAACATGTTAAGTTTAGTCCAGATACAAGCGGTAATATTCTTATAGGTAATGATATACTGTCCATGGATTTACATGACAACCGTTTTGACAGACGTAAAAATTTAGTACGTAGAAATGGTAAACTGTATGACAAGGTAGATCACACAGATGTATTTACAGAAGATTTAGATTTAGATATTGTACGTTTGTATAAATTTGAAGATTTACCTACTGTATTTAGAAGATATATAACTAACAGAGCATCGAGAGTAGCAGCTACACAGCTTGTTGCCAACCCGCAGCTTGTAAAACTACTAGCTCAACAGGAGGCTTTATCTCGTGCAGCTCTTATGGAGTATGAGTGCAATCAAGCAGATCACAGCATGTTTGGATTTGATGATGACACTCACTATCAAACCTATCAACCATTTAGAAATCTAAGGAGATAATGGCAGGCATTACACAAACTATACCTCAATACTCACTAGGAATGTCAGAACAGCCTGATCAGTTAAAATTTCCCGGTCAGGTAAAAGAGGTAACAAACGCAATACCCGATATAACCCGAGGTCTATTTAAAAGGCCGGGTGCTAAAAGAGTGGGAGCTGACAAGCTAGCTAACGTACAGAGTGGTGGTTCGTGGTTTCATTATTTTCGTGACGAGACTGAAGGAGCTTACATAGGCCAAGTAGCAGCTGATGGAGAGCTTAGAATGTGGAAAGCTAGTGGTAATAACGCTGGAGCTCAACAGACTGTAGTATATGGTACTGGCGGAGCAACAGCACTAAAAAACTATTTAGCTACAAGCAATTCAGAAAACTTACAATTTCTTACTATCAATGATACCACCTTTGTTAATAGCCGTGATAGTGGCAATACTAACACTGTCATTAGGACAACATTTTCTGGTACATATTCTCAGTCAGGTACTACAGTAACAATTACATTTATTGATCATGGTTTATCAGTTGGTGACAATGTAAATGTAGAATACACAACTGGAAGTGCTGTAGACGGAAACTTTTTAGTACAAACAGTAACCAGTAACACGTTTACTTTAACTGCTGCGGCTAGTGCTACCTTGTCAGGTAATGTTACAATCAAACCTTTAACAGATACTACTCCAGATAAACACTTTGCGTTCTTAGAATTATTACGTACAGAAAACGGTAGGCAGTATGGTGTAAACATACATGGCACAGGAACACAAGTTACAAGCGTCTCGCGAGCTACAGCTGTTAAAATTTCAGCTGATAACTTAGATGAAAGTGACGGATCAGGTCATTGTCCCGGAATAGGTACACAGGTCTTTTCAGTAACAGGTGCTAGCAGTTATAGTAACGTAACTACAGTATCGGTTAAAAATTCAGCCGGTGTTGATTTAAGCAATTCTGCCAGAACAGATGCTGATGGTAACAATATTGGTGCACCTAGAAACTTAATTTTTAGGCTTGATATTCTAGGTCAGCAAGGTGTTAGCCCTAACTATAACGCAAATGAAAATGGCCCAGACGGACAAAACTATAGATGTAGTTATAACAGAAACGTAGTATTATTACACGGTGGTGAAGGCTGGAAACTTGGAGATAAAGTACAAGTCTTACTAGACTCAGCCGCTGGTGGTGCTGATACTGATAGTGGTGATGAACCAAATGACCCAGCTACTTATACAATAGAAATAACAGGTGTAGAAGTAAGCCCACTTAACGCTACAATATCTTCTAATGGAGACGGTGTTATACGTCCAGAACCTACACCTTTTGACGCTGATACAGCTGTAACTTCTGATACTATTATTGGTGGTATTATTGATGCACTACCTAGTGGTATAACTGGTAAACATATAGGTAATGGCATATATTTTTCTAGCCCTAACCAGTTTCAACTGGAAGTAGTAGAAGATGATTTAATGCGTTCATTTCAATCTTCTGTAAATGACGTACAAAACTTACCTAACCAGTGCAAACACGGATATATAGTTAAAGTATCTAATGCTTTACGTGCTGACGAAGATGACTACTATCTTAGATTTGATGGTACAAATAATAAAGATGGGTCAGGTTCTTGGTCTGAGTGTGCAAAACCGGGTATATCTAAAACTCTAGTTAATATGCCATTGGCCATACAACGTACAGCCATAGCTAATAAAGGTACATCTACCGAAGTAGCTACCTTTACTATCAAACAGTTTGGGTATAGAGATAGACGTGTAGGTGATGACCTTACTAACCCTTTGCCATCTTTCGTCAATTCTCGTATTAATAAAGTATTGTTTTTCCGAAACAGGCTAGCACTCCTGTCAGGAGAAAACGTAATAACCTCACGCCCGGGATCGCTTGGTAATCCTGACTTCTTTATAGAAACAGCTCTTACAGTATCAGCTAGTGATCCTGTTGATATATCTGCCGCATCAACATTTCCATCTGAATTGTTCGACGGTATAGATACTAATACAGGTTTATTAATATTTAGTACAAACCAACAGTTTTTACTTGCAGCAGACGATACAGTATTTAACCCAGATACAGCTAAACTTAGAAGTGTATCTACCTTTAATTATAACGAAACTATAGCTCCAATATCATTAGGTACTACAGTAGCTTACATTGATAACTCTGGTAAGTTTAGTCGATTTAATGAAATGGCAAACATACGAAGAGAGGGAGAGCCATCAATAGTTGACGTTAGTAAAGTTGTACCTACACTACTACCAAAAAGTATAGATTTACTTACCAACTCCAGAGAAAACTCTATAATATTAATGAGTAAAACTGGATTAGATGAAGTATACGGTTATAGATACTTTCAAGTGTCTGATCAAAGACAGCAAGCTGCATGGTTTAAATGGAAACTAAACAATCCATTAACATATCATTTTATTATAAATGACGAGTATTTCTTTTTAGATAGTGATTACTATTTACAAACCATCAGGTTAGTGCAAACATCAAACGATCCAAGTATAGTACAAGATGAAACAGATTTCTTATTACACGTGGATAATCATACTACTGTTAGCGGTGGTAGCTTTAACGCAACTACAAATATCACAACCTTCAGTGGTGTGGGGTGGTTAAATACAGTTACTACACCAAACCATGAGCTAGTTATTATTGACACAAACACCAGTGCGACACGTGTTGGTAGGTATGCTAAACCTACAGTATCAGGTACAAGTTTTACTGTGCCGGGTAAGTGGGATGGCGTAACATTAGTTATAGGTTACATATATCCATACGAGGTTAAGTTTCCTAGATTCTACCCAACTAGGCAGCAAGGTAACGCTAGCCGAGCTGACGTAAACGCATCTTTAGTTATACACAGATTAAAAATACACTTCGGTAAGATAGGTCTTTACGAAACTACACTTAAACGTGTTGGTAAAACTGACTACACAGAAGTATACGAATCTACACAATTAGATGAGTATGATGTGTCTGATGCACCATATCTAGATGAGTTTATTAAGACGATACCTGTGTACGAAAGAAACACAAACGTTGATGTAATACTTAGATCATCACACCCTGCTCCAGCTACGCTTCGTGCGTTAGCTTGGGAAGGAGACTTTTCACCCAGATTTTACAAACGTGTCTAAATACATACACCCACTTACAATAGAGGCTGCTACAGAAGTGGCCTCTAACCTACGTCCAGACGATCTCAGAGAGGTGCAAGAGGGACATGGGATAGATCCTACCCTCTTACCAGTTTTGATGACTCACAACCCATCCTACGTGTATTTCACAGTGCCTGACGGCAAGACTGCTGGCATGGCCGGAGTAGGAGAAGAAGGTGATATATGGATGCTATGCACTCCTGATATACACCGATACCCAATTACATTCGCAAGAGAAGCGAAGCGGTATGTCGATAGCCGCGAAGAGCGACTCCTTTGGAATATAGTTGATAGTAGAAACACAGTACATTTAAAACTGCTGAAGTTTCTTGGCTTCAAGTTTTTACGTAAGTTAAAACA